AGTAACTAAGTTACCATCATCACCCGTACCATCTGGTCCACTTGTGACAGGGACTCCGCCGTTGCGGATTGTCCAACAACCTACCGTTGCTGTAGCGGGAAGTGTTACTACGCCACTAGCGTAGATAACATTCTGTACGATACCGCTATCTTCAGCGGCAAGCGTTTTGGCTTCTGTAACGTCCACCCATAGGCGTCCGTCATTACCGCGGTAAGCGGCTGAAAATGCTGGGTTTGCCATTTATTTACCTTTCTTAAAAGTTTACGCCAGTCCCAGGTTTTGGGTTTGGTGTATCTTTTTTTTCTTGAGTCTTTTGTGCTTTAAGTAGTTCCACGCGAGACGGAACGTCACCCACTCGCTCCCACCCGCTTTTCCATAGAGGATTATCCATTAGGGCATCCGCTTGGATGACACCTTCACTACCCTCTGCGGTTATGAATTTTGCACCAGACTCTTTGTGAACATATATACCTGGTAAGTTTCTTCGCTTGCCAGGTGTTACCTCGGCCGATTGGCCTTTAGGTATATTACTTGGTTCCATAAGACTCCTTTACTTTTTAAGCAGACAAGTGGTAACGTAGCCCTGGTATTTTGTACGTTGGTACAAAACAGTCGTAATATCTTCGACCTTCTGCTACCGCACCATCAATTCCCTGTACATCAGTTAAGATGCGGATGGAATCGAATTTGGTCGGTGAGATAAGCACTTGGTCCCAAATGAACAGGTAGACCTCATTAGTTGGTAGATAGGTGGAAGGAACCTTATGTAAGGTAACTCCGTCTACTTCACCAATGACACCTGTCTTTAGGTCGCGAACAGTAGTATCACAAGAACGCATAAATGCGGTATCTTGTTTTAATAGACTGTATGTGGCTGGCGACATAAAACAGTGCCTTCCACTTTCAGGAACTTTTGCTTCAGTCATGGCATCATTTTGGTCTAAGAACTTAGTGTAGGCGTTGGATGATGTGACTGCTGCTGTTGCACCTTGCGATGCGGCTAGAGCTGCGGCATGAGCCACGGCTAGACGATAAACGTCTACTGCGGGGATTGCAACATCTCTTATTTGTCTTTTAACTGCCTTATTTGCTTCCTGTACCATCATAGAGTCTTCCAAGTTTCCTCGGTCAACACTGAAGGTAAAGGCTTTATCTTGACTTAGTACAAACGTCTGCGTAGCAGTACCGAGCTCGACCATAGCACCGAAGCGGTTAGTACCACTACGGACATAATCTGTTTCGGCAACTGTATCGACATGGTAGATTGTAACTGTATTTTTGCCGTTGAAATCAAGACGAATTCCACCCTTATTAACGACACCACCAGTTTTGGCGTCAAGTGCAAAGTGCTCATCAATTTGAGCTAGATGGGCAGCTGCGTAATTTTGTGCCATTTTGTTTTTCCTTCTTTATCTCGCTAATCTTCGTCCCAGTTTTTCAGCGATTCCATTAATGGGTCTTTTTCCTTGGCGGGCGGAGAAGACGACCCTCCAGCGTCGGCGTTAGCCAACATCTGTTCGGTAGCTTCCTGTCCTTTGATTTGACCCTTGGTGGCTGAGATACCAGAAGCCCTAGCGAGTGTTTTGTATAGTTGATAGGGCATTACATTAGAACCGATTACTAGACCCTTACCCGTTGGTTGTCCGGTTTTGGGGTCAATTTCTGGGACATTGTTATCTCGGATAAAATTAGCGTCCATAAGTTCTGCCGCATCATCTGCTAATTCCTTATCATAGTCCTTACTGTCGGGATTGAAGACTGGAAAGTCTTGCATGACTCTATATGCGTCCATGCCGATAGTTTGTCGAGCGTCTGCCACACTGTTGTTATAGTCTCTCAATTCACCAGCTTGTCGCATGGCTTCAAGTTTAGCTTCAACTCTAGTATAGTTTTCGCCAGTCTCAGAATTAACCTGTCCGGTTAAATCAGCCTCAACAGCGGGTTGATAGATTTCGCTGGTAAGTGCTTCCACTTCCTTGAGCGAGTTCCTCTTAGAGACTAGTTCTCTAATTTCCGTGTTGAGCTGGGCTTTACGTTCTTCTGCTCTGCCTAGCGGTTTTGTTTCCTCGACAACCTCTTCGGGTTTGTCTTCCGTTTCTTTTTTCTCAGGTTCGGCTTTCGCCTCATCTTTAGATTCCTCAACTTTCGTTTCGGGTTCCGCTACAGGTTCTTTTGGAATTTCTTTTTCAGCTTTCGCTTCTTTTTTTATTTCCGCTTTGGGTGACGATTCCTTCGGGGATTCCTGCTCCTCGTCCAGAGAACTAAAATCTGGTTCTACTAGTTTAACGTCGTCGGCTGGTTTTTCATCTGCCATGATGTCTCCTTACTTTTAACGTGGTTACGCCACGATTCGGAAGTCTGGTTGATAGACTCCGCTCTGACCACAGTTTTTGGACAGGGTGGGCTGTCTTATTTAGTGGTCAGAACGCAACCTACCTTTTGTATGTGTTGATTAAATCCTCCAAGTTATTTTTTTCTTCCTCTAGGGCATATTTAACCAATCTATTAACCTCATGGGCTTTTTGGAATAGGGCAGGGTCTTCAGAAATATCCACTTTAATAGAACTTAATTTATCTAATGACTTAATTCTCTTTTCTAAATGTTTAACAACCATCTCAATTTTAGGAAGTTCGGAAAGGATTTTAGCCCTTTCCTTCTGTTTCTCTAATCTTTGCTCAAGAGGTTCTTGAATTGAGAAATAATCACCATTATTAGGCATTATATTATCGTCTTGCATTGGTTTTCTCCTGTGGTTGACCAGCATTTTGTAACATCTGCATTACCTCTTCGGGTGAGTGTCCTGCATGTAACATAGCCAAGGCTTGACCTATTTGTTGCTGGTTTGCCCCCAATTGAGTTAGTGCGTCTATAAGCTGTTGGTCTTCTGAAGAGAACTGCACTTGGTCTGTAGGTGGTTGCATGGCGGTTTCGGCTTGCATTTTCTGAACATCTACTGCCTGTTGTGAGGGTGAAGACATTTGGGAAGGTTGAAAGCCCATTTTTTCCTCAGCTTGACGTTTAATATCTTCTGGTAAGTCCTTATAAGAACTGTTTAGATATTCTTTAGTATCATCTTTAGGTTGAGAGGCTTTTTCAATGGCTTGTTTGGTTTCCTCGTCACTCATACTAACTTTTTCTGGATTTTCTACCCCGGCATTTTTAACAATAGCGTTCCAAAGTGCCATTATCTTTTCGGGGGGGATAAGAGCCTGTAATATTTGAGTCTTATCTAGTAATTGAGTCAAGCCTTGGAGTGATTGAAGTTCCTTGACCTCATCTTGCATCTTAGAAGTAGAAGCGTCTACCTCAAATTTAAGTGCAGGAGTTGCTGAAGAATAATTAATTCTTACCTTATTGTCATCGGACAGTAGGTTGGGGTCGAATTTACCCTGTTCGGCGAGTTTTCGTAGTTCGTCGGCAGTTTTCTTATCTAATTGTAGTTCCTCGACACCACTTCGCTCGGCAAAATACAGGTTAATAGCAGTTTCACTCCACTTGGCGAACCAAGTTTCAAATTGTTTACGAATATAATTATCATCTATTGATAAATTAGTCTGAACTTGTTTAACACCAGCGGGAGTTTTAGAGAATCCAGGGTTGCCTACCTCGGCGGAAATGGAAGTATCAGGAGAAGACACTAAACTAACTAATTGGGATTTCATCAATCCATAATTATTAGGGAAGTTCTGGTGGGCGGAAGTATCTATTTTTACAGGTTCTATACCTGCATTGCCATCATTACCAACATCTATGATTGAATTGGGAACCCACTTAACTCTTGATTTAGGGAAGTTACCCTTTTTAATAACTGGAGGGGCTAACATAAGAGCACGGTTGAACTGGTACATCTGCATTTCACCGTCAATAAGATTCTGTAGGGAACCGACTAAATCAATTATTCCCCTACCGAAGATATTAGAACCATCTATATCACCATAAGCGAAATTGATTGGTATATCTCCACGGGGGTCTTTGTTAATCTTAGTTCTGACAACCTTTCCAGTTCCAACATGAAAAGTATAAAACTTAGACCCTACACCTCTTTGGAATCCTGTAACTAATTCAATCCCGCCCCTAGCATCAACTTGTTGTTCTTTTTCGGCGGGAGTTTTGGCTCGTTCCTCTTTGGTGGTTTCGTAATCTTTTATTTTTCGCAACGCATCAACGTTCCAGGTCTTTTCGGTTTTCTTGGATAATTTAGACTGGGAGTCTATAAGAGCGTCAATGTCTTTTGTCTGCCACCAACTCCGTAGGAATATAAAGTTAGAGTCCTCATCAGATATTTTACCTGGCTGCCCGAACACATCCGCCCAGTAGGGCAATCGTAAGTCGGAACAAAAATAACCCTGTCTCTCCACGAATGGGGTATAAGTCGCACAAAAACCGAAAGTTAAGAACTTCTCAACCACCATCCAACATTTCTGGATTAAATCATAACCCTCATTAGAGTTTCTCAAAATTTTATTAGTATAAACAAATGAAGCAATTACCGATAACCAGTCGTCGGTATCGGAGATAACCTTTCCAGTAGGAAGTTGTTGAATAATTCTTTTAGGGGTTTTACGGATTATAGAAGCGGTTGTGCCATCGGTAGTCTTGGGGAGTTCTTTCGGGGTGGAGGGGTGTGGTCTGTTCCTGGCTATTCTCTCGTACTCGGTGAAATTATTAGTCAGACCTTCCGTCCACTGACGGGAGGTCTTGAAAGTTTCTACTACGTTTTCGTTTGTGAGAAATTGATACGCCAAGTATATCTACAACGGCGTGTGTATAGCTAGAGTTGTCCTAATTAAAACACTAGCACCTTATACTAAAATTGTAAAGCGTTTGACTATAAAATATGAACCATCACGATTTTCTTTCGGGAAGTCAAACTCAAAAGCTGGAGTAGTTGAGGAATCATCTTTATCGACAACCAGTTTTTCCTGTTCTCTATATTTCGCCAGTTCATCAGTAAATTTGATAAACTCGGTCATCTCATCTTGAGAAGAATTTACCTTCACTCTCGTCCTATAATGTTTCAGGCAGATAGTTTCCTCGCCCTTACGAAACTTAGAAATCTTGGTAATCTGCGCGTTACCAATTTTATAAGTAGTGGATTCTGTGCCGTATTCAGTCATCTTCTACCCTGCCTTTAATTTGAACTTCATCTGGGTGATATAAATAATTTAACTTTCCCCAAATCTTACCCTTATATTTACGCATAATTTTAACGTACGTCTTAATGCCTTTTTTATCAGTAAAAATTAAAACTTTACCAACTGGTAGAGTACGACCCTTTTTGGTTAAATCATCTGTTATATCTAGCCAACCCATAATTTTGATAAATTCCCACTTTTTAGGTTATCATCTTCACCCGTGAGTGGCGGTACTTCTGATTGATAGAGTTGCCATGCACCCGCTAAGCTCATAACTAAATCATCGTGAGCACCTACTTCTGCCTGGGCTTTCCACGAAGTCTCAGTCTGTTTAATTATAAAAGAAAACAATTCGTTTATGGTAAGTTTATCGTAAAGCTTAATCAGTTTCTTGTCAATCGCCTCCTTGAGCATTTGAAGCATTATTGGACGGGTAGCACTGTTAGTGTCCCAGCCCAGCTTAATAGAGTCAGCCGTACTCTTAGTTGTACCTTCATGGGCTTTCATTTGATAAACGGAATACTTACCTAAACGATTTAATGAGGCTAGTCTCTCTAGTTCGAACACTCCACCAGAGTTTCTCTCATAGGCCACACAAGGAGGGATTCCCGTAACATCACAGACCCTTTCCAGTTCTTTACAAAGTAGAGGGGTCATATCAGTAGCAGTCTGTTTTGAATGATATACGATAGGCACATCAAGTCTGGTCTTACTTAGGAACTGGGCAGCACAGTAATCTCCCGCACCAGCCGAAGTATCAGCGAACACCACAAAGAACTCCCCTGATTTTATCTCCCTGTACCGCCTAAAACCATTCTCAGTCTCTGCGTTTTTAGAGTGTTGCTCATACCATCTCAGGGCGTCTCTATCAAAATACATGTCACCCGAATTCAAGAAGGCTTCTTCTGGAGATTCGGGATACTCCTGTTCGTATAGTCTCCCTAGACGCTGTTTTTCCTTTAATAGGAAGTCCTTCTCATAGAAATCCCTAGCTGGATAAAAAAGTTTCTGGAAAGCGGTTTCTTTCATAACGGTTTTATCCCAGAATCTTTTGAAGTCATTGTATCCATTAGCGGTGGTTTCTATAATAAATTTTCCATCGGGTACTAAAGCCGTACCCGCAGAAGCCATCATAGCTTCAAAGTTCTTGTAAAAAGCCGCCTCGGACATGTGAAGATTGGTAATGGTCTTAGACCGTCCAAAGTTTGAGTTCTCGGCTGTTCCGATTATATATCTAGCCCCATTCATAGAATTGGCTAACTCATATTTGGAATTGTATTTAAGGGGTACTTTAGTCCCAGTAATTTGCTCATAGGATTTGATATAATTCTTCACTCTCCCCAAAAGGTCTAAGGCATTGTCGGCTATATCCGCCACCACCACAGAAAGAGAATTATCCTTAGTAAGGAAATCGGTAGCGAATATCGCTAGAATCAGAGAGGAGAATCCCTGTTGGCGAGCCTTCAGGATACAGTCCCACCCATTAGCGTCTTTTATAAACTTATTCTGAATAGCATTTAAATAAAAAGGAACTTCTTTTTGTCCCTTATCTATAATTTTAAATCTATCCTCTATAAACGGTTTATACTTCAGGTAATTCATCTACAGGCTCAATTCTAACTAATTGTTGCAGTAAATCAAACCTCATTTTCTGAATTAGGGGGAATCTTTTGAACTCAGGTACTTCTAAATATTTCTGTAATGGTTCTGGTAGTTGGTATTTTTCAAACATTAGTCTATATCCACCTTGGTTACTTGTCTAAATATGCGTCTATTTTTCCAGTAAACATTAAAGTAAGTCCCTGTTATATTAGGGTCGTAGGGTCTATTCCCCGCCCGTGTGTGATGAGTTTCACCCATAAGTTCTATTCTGAGACAACCAATTTTCTTTCTAAACCATTTCATTTACAGGGTTCTCCTTTTTCGTGGAAGTGTTTACAAATAGGACAGAGTTTCATTGCTTATGCTTTATATTCTTAACCACGGGACAGTCTTTACCCAACTCAGCAAATGTACATCTAGGTTTTGTTTGATGGTGTAAGAAACCATCATAACCATACATAATAACCTGTATTATTGCTGGCCACTCAATGCGTGGATGGTGGTATCTAAAGCGATGCTCCATAGCATTACTCATTTTCTACCGTGTTTCATATTCTTACAAACAGATTTATCTACTTGGTGTTGTTTGCATAGGTTCTTGGGGGTTTTGCTGGGTTTAGGAGTTGGGGTAAGTTGTAATCTTTTTAATTCAATTTCAGAATTGGCTACAATATTCATAATTCTTTGCTGATTATTCAACGCATTATGGAGGAGCTCGGTTTTATTTTTAACCGCTTTCCATTTCGCCAAATCTTCTTCATCTCGTAGATAAGCAGTAATTTGTATCATGTATACATTGTAGGGTATAAATTATAATGTGTCAATAGTTACGGTACGGTTAATTTTAAGGAGTCTCTTTTTTATTTTAGTAATAATTTTTATCTGTTAAGGGGGGAACACTATTATATACATTATATATATACATAAAGGGTATGAATGAGAGACGACAAGCATGGATACCCTAAAAGATTTAACAATGGGGGGGTACTACACTATATGTAGTGTACCTCTGTCCTACTTGACATGACATACATATATAACAGATACACATATGTTATAGTATAGTCGCATAATGCACAATGTACGACCCTATGTATATGTATACATACATACTTATCTAAGTAAGTAAGTTACTATGCCCTTAGATAGGCTTATTAGAGCTTGTACTTCTCTTTATCTATGTTAATAACATTAACGAATGCTGTCTGACCACTGTTAGATTGAGTAACTCCTAACAGTTTTAACGCTCTATCAGATGCTTTTAATTGTATGTTCAAATCTTCACTTATTGCACCACTTATATTATCCTGTTTCATAGCATTCAATCCGTTATCAATAGGTTTTAATGCTCTATCCAGTGTAATATTATGCTTTACTAACGCTTTATCTATAGCATTTTGTATACTTGGTTTTCCTAAGTTCTCCACTGCCATAGCACTAGCAGTCTTTTCTTTGGTAACTTTATAGTTCTTTATAATAGCCTTAGTGCCGTTCTTCATCTTCACGTAATCCCTGACAAAGCCTTGTTGTTTTTGTGTTAATCGCTTCATAATCCTACTCTTATGCACTCTACTTCTATTAACCTGTAAATCATATACTTAGATGTTGAGCTTATTGTCTTATTTAGTTTATCACTCCTTATATCTGCTGTCCAACCCTTAGGCCATCTTAAAATGACAATACTAACCATTTAATAACCTCTCAACAGTAAAATAATCTTCCCACTTCTTCTCTAATTTATCAATAGCTTGCTCTAATGTAACTCCCATTACAAACTTGTTAGCTAACCATCTTCCTTTATTATCTGCATAGCCCACAATCCAGTTATCATTTATATCACAAGTTAAAGTAAGCCAACACCTAGTATTATCTGTCTCTATCATTTTAGGTAGGCTTGTTACGTTCATGCTTATATCGTACACCTACTTTAGTATAGGCTGTCAATTCATCAGCTAGTGTCCACATCAAATGCTCTATCTCTGCATCACAAGGCTTATATCCCAATTCCTTGCAAAGTTTTCTAATCTTCCTGTAATTGCTTATTCTTTTTAGCATGAATAAATACTACCATAACTAGCAAAGAAATTGACTTTATGTTATACAACAAGAGTTAGTACTTGTGGATAAACTACTTGACACTGTGTAATAATAGGCGTAGTATGAGAGCAGGATAAGTTAAATACTTACCCCGAACCTAGACAAATAGAGCAACGAGCGTAAACTAGCAGGTTTTAACCTATAACGGTCTTACGCTCAAGCTCCCAAGGTAATCAGTAACAGTTCTTTAATATTCTGGTGTTAGATATAGGTAGAGATGAAAGGCTAGACCAAGCGAATTAGGTAACTAATCAAACAAATCAATCATTTTAAGGATAAATCTAGTTAGAGAAAACTGACTACCTTAAAAAGGATGTAAGGCAAACTACCTCTGGTATTCTAGCCTTTCTTTTCTGCCTATATAAGTTAGTCATGCGGTAGATATAACGGAAGTACCATTCCTAGGTAATCGTAGCCCTCTTATATCTACTGCGGGGCTAATTTAGTTAGTCTCTAGCTGGTAGTAAGGTTGGTACATAAAAGTAGCTGACGAGCCACCAATCCACCGAAAGGTCAATACTATAGTTCGTTACTACTAGCACCAAAATATGAGACGAATGGCGGAATAGGTAGACGCAACGACGGGGGTTGGAGTAAGGTGTAGCACGACCTAGCGAAACGCTATGCTCTAGGATTCCGTAAAGTGATACTCTATGCAGGGTGCAAATCCCTGCTCGTCTCGCCAAAATAACAGATGAGAATAGAAAGAAAATAGAAAATGAAAGAAGATTTACAAAATATACTAACAGTAACTTTAATCTTCATAGCAGTATTTATGCTGTTATGTTTGTAAGGAGTGATATATGAAAATAATGGTTTACCTGATACTACTACTAACATTTTTAATAGCGATGTTGTCATGGAAAACGGTTATGATGGACTTCAAACACCCGTGCGACTACTATCGCAACTCCGCAACAGCACCAGTAAGATGTTTTAGTAACTTTGTGGACAGCAACTAATGCATCTAATCCTATACATCTATAATAAACTCTTAATACTCGTTTACGAGGGAGCTTTTAATTTTAAGTACATTACTTGGTTGTTGGATTGCGGGTAAGGTACAACCAGAAGTTTAACCATAGCAAGCCCCTTATCCTGTAGCTAGGAATGAGGGGTTTTTCTTTTACGGTTTAATAGAATGGCTGTTTAATAACACCGCAGGGGCTAGGTTGCCGTTTAGGGGCGTAAGCAGAGCCTAGGCTTAGCGTTATTATTAAAGCTTATCCAACACCAGCGTTCTATTCAGTTTTATAGTAGGCTGTGAACTACAGTTTGTAAAAGTATGGCTACAAAGTCTTGACATACTATGCTATAATGTAAGTAATCAATAGGACAGCCCCACTACATGTGGGGTTTCTCTTTATTTTGTAGCACTATTTGTCTTATATCAATAGGACAAATAGTTGGTTTTATAATAATCCTTATTGTTTATAAAAGTCAAGTGGCTACAGGAACAATAGATGTTTTTACATGCTTAAACTATTATCAGCAAAACCTGTAACCATAAATATTATGATTGGTGGAGACTGTCGCGGTCAAGCGAGTCCCGTTAGGTCAAATAATCAGTCCCGAGTTTTATTATACATCTTTTATTATACACTATGTTATAATCATATTATGGCTCTCCTCCCTCAAACACAAGTGGCCAAGTTTTTTGGCGACCATACCATAACAGCAAGTAACTTAAATACCCCTCTTCGGTGGATAAGGGGTATAATTCATGATATGGTAAATTTATGGCGAAGACGTAAATTCGTTCGCTTAGTGCGGAAGATAATCAAAGAACACGACAAGAAATACCCGCCTAGCTTAGAGGCGGAGGAAGCATACGACCCTCCCAAGAAAGAAGTCAAAAAAGCTTTCACTAAGAAACGTAAGATTTGGTGTGTGAAATTCACTGTTCCAGAGGCCAATAATATATGTCGTGAGGTACTAAATTACCAATACTGTACACCCAAAGAAGCTTTTGGCGGGGTCGAGAGCCTACACTTGGAGCAAAAAGGCACAGAACTCTGTTCTTTGTCGGGCTATTGTGAGGAGTTGATTAAGGGTCGTAAACGTCTTACGACCATCCTGGTTGCCGTACTTTTGAGTAGTGGTTTTACAGTTTTGGTTGCAACTATATTACGAGCTGTTTTCTAACGTTATAATGTAACCATGAGCAAAAAACTATTCAAACAGTCCCCAAACTATCAAAGTTAAAGCGATAAGAAGCCTCCAACTAAGCCGCCAAAGATTATTTCTAACCTCCCACCACTCAGACTTTTGGAACTCAGGAATAGTTAGAGGGTTCATATTAGCATCATCTATATAGTCCCTTAATTGTTTAGAGCCTATCTTGTTTTGAAGGTAGTAAATAGTTAATCCGTGAGGATGTTTCTTGAAGTTTCTGTACCATTTTTTATGTTTACCTTTTGGGGGCAACAGAGAAGTCCACAAATCATTAGCTGATGGAATACAACCTATTAGCACTAGAGAACCTAATATTATTAAAAACACGGGTTTCCTTTCCCCACCCGCTTAGCGGAGACTCAAAAAGCGGCCTCCTAGATTGTCTAGACCAGCAGAAGGGTTTTAAACCTACTGTTTTTGGAGGCCGCTTCCTAGGTTTAAAAAATCCCTACCGCTAATCTAGACAGGTATATAATATCCCATAGATGAGTAAACGTAAATTCAATAAATTGTTAAATAGGTTTATAGCTTCGCCAAAAGCTCCGAAAAGGGCTCGCCGAAGCGTGAAGAATAAGACCAAGAATAGAAGTTAAGGTAGCTTTGTAGATATTGCGGTGATACGCCCTTATGAGTGGTCTGTAAGCCTAATTTGACCCCAGACCAGAGGTTTTCTACATTTTGGGTATGGGCGTTATCTCTTACCCACTCTCCCCTAGAATGATTGACTGTCTGGTGGTTGTAGTGCTTTTTGATAGATGTATAGGCTGGAAAAGCGTCTGTATAAATATCTGAGCCTGAAACAATATTTTGTCTAATGGTTGAAGTTAAAAAATGCCTAGAGTTAGTAGGAATAACTAAGGCTCTAGCTCTGCCTTGACGCTCCACTAATCCGATAACAGTCCTCGCCCGTCCGTTATACGCAAGGGGGCGGGTAGTCCGCCAAGGTTTAGCTCTAACATAGGTTTCATCCACTTCTACAGCTCCGCTAAACTTAGTTTTATCTTGCATTGATTCCCTTATTTGATAGCACATTCTCCAAGCTGTTTTATACTTAACTCCTAAATGTCTTTGTAATTCAGCCGCACTTACTCCATGTTTGGACTGGCTCATTAGATACAGGGCGAAGAACCAATAAGTTAAAGGTAGTTTAGTAGAAGCCATAGGTGTATCCGATAAAGGATTGATTTGTTTCCCACAGGCACAAGCGTAAACAGGTCTACTTTTAACTTTATATAGTTTAGTCCGTCCGCATTTACAGACCCAATTAGAATACTTCCTTCTTAGAATTTCTTCTAAACAGGAAATATCATCAGGATAATCTCTTAGGAAATCTTTGAGTGTATACATGGTCTAGACAATTAAAAAGCACACCCTCTCGGAAGTGCTAA